CAGTAGGCGCGGCTCAAGTTATGCATCCGTTAGAGCCAAGAGCATTAAGTATAAGTGAAGTTAAAAGAATATGCTCATTCCCAGACGATTATATTTTAACTGGTAATTTCGGGCAAAAAAAGGAACGCATGGGTAGGTCAGTACCGCCACTGATGATGAAAGCAATATCGCAAACAGTTAAAGAGCAAATACTGGATAAAATATGAGTATAGGTTTCACATCACCCGACGAAGGCAAATGGACGTTTAAAAACAAAGACATAGCTAATAAATTTGATAAACACGTAAGAGAACAATTACCTTGGTATGATTTAACGTCACGCGCAATAAGACATTTCGCTAACCATTACATAACAAAAAATGGTATAGTTTACGATATTGGCGCGGCGACTGGTAACATAGGAATAATATTAGACGATGTAATAACGGCAAGAAAAGCTAATTTAATAGCAATCGAACCAAGTGCGCAAATGGCGCAAAAATATCAGGGTGGTGGCAAACTAATAGTATCTACAGCGCAAGACATACATTATGAACCTTATGACTTTGCAGTTAGCCATTTAACAATGATGTTCTTAGCGAAAACTGAAAGAAAGAAAGTTATAGAAAGATTGAAAGAAAATAGAAAAGAAGGTGGCGCATTAGTATTTTTAGAAAAAATAATACCAAGCGGTGGTTATTTTTCTACAGTGTCGATGCGAATGACGTTATCAGAAAAATTAAATGCAGGGGCTAGTTGCGAAGAAATTATTAAAAAAGAATTATCTTTAGCAGGTATACAAGTACCTTTATCGGAGGACGAATTAGAAGGTGCTACTAAATGGTTTTGCTTTGGTGACTTCGCAGGCTTTATTTATTCGGAGTAATAATGGCTAAAAGTAAAGGCGGTAGGCCTAAGATAGAATTTAATGAAGAACAAAAAAGAGAGGTAGAAACACTTGCGGCTGTTCTAAGTACGGAACAAATAGCAGATTATTTTGGTATAAGTAGGCGTGTATTTTTTGACATATTAGATAGAGATGAAGAGGTTTCTGCACTCTATAAAAAGGGAAAGGCTAGGGCTGTAGGTTTTGTTGCTCAAAATTTAATACAAAAAGCTAGGTCGGGGGATTTAGGTGCGCAGATATTTTATTTAAAAACTCAGGCAGGTTGGAAAGAAACGCAAAGAGTTGAAGGCGCTGGTAATACTGGCGAACACGTTATTGCTTATAAATGGTTAGACGATGACGACACGGACGATTAATTACCGCCCAAGAAAATTAGTTAAAAATTTCCATAAACGCGAGGAAAGATTTGCTGTAATCGTAGCACATCGACGTTTTGGTAAAACAGTTGCGGCTATTAATGATTTAATTCGAACAGCATTAACTCTTAATCGAAAACAAGTTAGGGTTGCTTATATTGCGCCTTATTATCGACAGGCTAAAGCAATCGCATGGGATTACTTATTAGAATACACGCAAGATATAGAGGGTGTTGTTTATAATGTTGCTGAATTAAGAGCAGATTTTCCTAACGGCGCACGTTTTAGGTTATTCGGCGCAGATAATTACGATGCCATGCGAGGTCTTTACTTCGATAGTGTTGTTTTAGATGAGCCTGCAGACTTTCCCGCGAATGCTTGGCCTAGCGTTATAAGGCCTTCCTTGACTGACAGAAAAGGTAAAGCAACGTTTATAGGCACACCCAAAGGAAAAAATGAATTTTGGGATATTTATAACAATGCAAAAACAAATGATAACTGGTTTTGTGCAATGTACAAAGCAGACGAAACAGATATTTTAGACAAAGAAGAATTAGACGAAGCAAAGCAAACAATGGGAGAAGATAGATTTGCTCAAGAATTTATGTGCAGTTTTGAGGCGGCAATACAAGGCGCCTATTACGCACAAGAAATGAAAACAGCTAAAGCGGAAAATAGAATTACCTCGGTGCCTTATGACCCTGCGGCTTCTGTGATAACAAGTTTCGATTTAGGTATTGGTGACAGTACAGCTATTTGGTTTGCGCAGTTTGTTGGTCAAGAAATACGCTTAATAGATTATTATGAAAATAGTGGCGTAGGTTTAGACCATTATGCAAAAGTTTTACACGATAAAGGCTACCATTACGAAAGCCATATTTTACCACACGACGTTAGAGTAAAAGAACTTGGGACAGGTAAAAGCAGACTAGAGACTTTAGATAATCTAGGCGTAAGAAATATAGAAATAGCACCAAGACTATCTGTTGACGATGGGATACAAGCCGCAAGGTCGATGCTAAATAAGTGTTGGTTTGACGAAGAAAAATGTGAAAGAGGAATTGAAGCTTTATTGCAATATCGCAGAGAATTCGATGAAAAACTTAAATCATGGCGAGGTAGACCTTTGCACGATTGGACATCACATGGCGCAGATAGTTTTAGATATTTAGCTGTTGGTTATAGACCTCACCAAGACTGGGGTGAGCCAATAAAAAGAAATTTGCAGGGCATAGCATAATATGCTAAGATAAATTATCTTTTTAGGTATAGGTGTTTTTATGGCAAAGAAAAAACGCGGTCTTTATGACAATATTAATGCTAAACGTAGAAGAATTAAAGCAGGCTCAAAAGAAAAAATGAGAAAAAAAGGCGATAAAGGTGCGCCAACTGAAAAAGATTTTGCAAAAGCAAAATTAACTGCTAAGAAACCCAAGAAAAAAAAGAAAGGTAAATAAAAATGCCAGGTACACATTACGGCGGTAAAAAACGCAAAGGCAAGAAAAAATAGTGTCTAAGAAAGACCCTAGACTTAAACGTGCAGGAGTTAGCGGATACAATAAGCCTAAACGTACCCCTAGCCACCCTAAAAAATCCCACATAGTTGTTGCAAAAGAAGGTAATAAAATAAAAACTATTCGTTTTGGTCAGCAAGGCAAAACTGGTGATAAAACTATGACTAAACGAGCTAAGTCATTCAAGGCAAGACACGCAAAAAATATTGCTAAAGGCAAAATGTCGGCGGCGTATTGGGCAAACAAAGTAAAGTGGTGATATAAATGCCATTATCAAATTATACAGAACTAACAGCAAGTATAGCTGACACGCTAAACAGAGATGATTTAACGGCAGTTATACCAGATTTTATAAAACTAGCTGAAGCCCAATTAAATAGAGATTTAAGGCATTGGCAAATGGAAGATAGGGTCATTGCAACAGCCGACCAACAATATTTAACTTTACCCAATAACTTTATTAGCCCTATTAGAATTACTATGACCGCTAGCCCAACGCATACTTTAGAATTAATAAGTCCTTTTGATATTTCTAAAATGCGAATGCAAAATTCTGATAATTTAGGTCGGCCTGAGTTTTATGCTGTAGTGGACGGGTCTTTCGAATTATATCCAACGCCAGATGCAGATTATGTAGTTGAGCTTGTTTATTATGAAAACATACCTGATATATCCGCAAACACTACAAACTGGCTTTTAACAAATTACCCTGATGCTTATTTGTATGGTTCACTGCTTCACAGTTCGCCATATTTGCAAGAGGACCAGAGAGTAGCAGTCTGGAATGCGTTGTATCTTAACGCTGTTTCTGCTATAAATTTAGAAGGAGAGCGAGCTAGAACATCGGGTTCGGGTCGTAGAATACAAATTAGGAGCTATTAAATGGCAAGTTTTACAAAAGTAAATGACTTTGTGGTCAACCTAGCGAACGCGATGGACATGGACGCTGACACGTTTAAAGTTGCGCTTTCTAACACTGACCCAGCATCTGGAACAAGTGTCGTAACAGACGGAAATGGTGTATTAGCAAATTGTTCTGAAATATCTTATACAAATCTTTCAGACAGAACATTGGCAAACGTAACCAGTACGCAAACAGGTGGCGTTTATAAATTATCGGCAGACGATAAAGTTTTAACTGCATCTGGCGGTTCTGTAGCGGCTTTTAGATATGTTGTTATTTATAACGATACACCAACCTCCCCAGCAGACCCTATAGTCGGTTATTATGATTATGGGTCATCATTAACACTTAACGATGGTGATACGTTTACAATAGACATTGGAACAAACGGTCTATTAACACTTACATAATAGGAGCGCATCATGGCAAAACTATTTAACAGAGCCAAGATGAACACCTCAACAAGTGGCTCGGGAACTTTAACATTAACTACCGCCGACACTGGTTACCAAACATTTGCAGATGCAGGTGTTACAAATGGCGATGTGGTTGCATACGTTATAGAAGAAGGAACAAACTGGGAGATAGGAACAGGAACTTATTCTTCTAGTGGAACAACCTTAACAAGAACACCAACTGAAAGCAGTGGTGGCGGCAGTGCTATCACACTAGGCGGTACTGCAAAAGTTTTTATTACGGCATTAGCAGATGATTTTGGTAAGGTGCAACATGACGGTGTTACTAAAATAGAAGCAAATTCTGGTGGTATTACTGTCACTGGTAATGTTGTAGTTTCTGGAAATGTTGACGGTAGAAATGTTGCTGGAGATGGTACAAAGTTAGATGGTGTTGCTTCTAATGCTGATGTAACAGCTACAGCCTTGCCAAGTGCATTAACAGGGTTATCAACAGAAACAAGTTTATCAGGTTCAGATATAATACCAGTATATGATGGTACTTCTGCAACTTGGAAAAAAGCAACAATTACTAATGCCGCATTGCAAGGACCAACTGGCTCAACTGGACCAACTGGACCAACTGGTGCGGCAGGCAATGACGGTAATACTGGACCGACTGGGCCAACAGGACCTACTGGACCAGCAGGGTCAAATGGCTCTACTGGTCCCACAGGACCCACAGGACCGACAGGGCCACGCGGACCCACAGGACCTACTGGACCTAGAGGGCCAACTGGACCGACAGGACCTACTGGAAATGCCGCGACAGGTTGGAACCAAGTGGGTTCTTATGCTCAAATACAATGGGCTGGTTCAGGGCTAAGACACGCAGGGTCAACCGTTGGGTCTAGCAGTTTATACGCTTGCAGTAACTATGCCTATCTTTATGGTGGACACTCTGTAACCAACAGGCCAAGCGGCTCTTGGAGGCTTATGGGTGGTCTTGGTAGATATAACGGTTCATCGAACTTAAATCGTGACGATATGTATGCGTCAGTGTTTGTGAGGTATGCTTAATGTCTATTCCAATTACAGAATATCGTAATGCTAAAGTTTTAACGGAAGACGGTGGGCGCATAGATGTTGAAATAAACCATCCTGATTATGGTTGGATAGAATATACGCTTGATGTTGAAGATACTGACATGACCATAGATAACAGCGCATTGATGACTTTAATCGGTGACGATAAAGAACCTTATGTTGCTCCTACAGCCGAAGAAATCGCTACTGAAAAAGCTTTTATAATTAGGCAAGAAAGGGATTTCAGGTTGGCGCAATTAGATATTATTCTTTCTAATCCTTTACGTTGGGATGCAATGTCGGACGAAGAAAAAGCACCTTGGATAGCCTACAGAACGGCATTATTAGATGTTCCACAGCAATCATCTTTTCCAGACAGTGTTACTTGGCCAGCTTCCCCCGATGGTATGTTTTCGTAATGGATATAAAAGAAATTAATTTACTGGGAAATCGTTCGTTTCAAATAGATAATTTTTATGACCACCCTGCTTATATTATGGATATGGTGTTATCAGGACCACCAAATAAAGTAATGACTGAACACCCACTACATGGTGATGAGTTTTTTGATTTACGACATCATAGAAAAGAGCCGACTTTAAAAAAATATACAGACCAATTAGTTGAGATTTTAGATAGCGAATTGCAATCTTTTGATGTTTATAAAGAAGATGGTTGCGATGTTTTAGATACTAATTTTATGCGGTGGAAAAAATCAGATTGGAATAATTACGAAGAAAATTTTTGGTTTCCGCATCAAGACGATGGTTGGGTATGTATAGTATATTTAAATGAAGCCGAAACAAATGGAACAAATATCTATGCTGATAAATATGCAAGCATTCACAAATATGGCGGCAAAAAAACAGCAGAAGACCGACACCCTTGGAAACCTAAATCAGATTTTGAAATAGTTGATTATTTAGAACCTAAATTTAACAGGGGGTATTTGTTTAATGCAAAGCGCATACCGCATGGAGCGGCTATAAATGACGATACCTATTTTTATTCAGAAGCAGAACAAAACTATAGTAGGCATAGATTAAATCAAGCTTTATTCTTTTTTCCAAGGCCACCAAAATAATGCGACAAAACTGGCAATTATATAAAAAAAATATTTCGCCCGATGTAGTGCAAAATATTATTGACCAAGCAGGCGAAACAACAAAAGCAGGCACGTTTAATAACGCAGACGATAGTGTTCGAAGCAGTCGTGTTTGTTGGCTTACAAACGAAGAATGGATTAAAGACTTATTGTTTCAGTATGTTGACCACTCATGCCAAAATGCTTTTTATGTAAATGTTTTTAAAAATGCAGAAATACAATACACAGAATACCATGCGTCAGAAAATGGCCATTATGATTGGCACCACGACATAGATTGGAATGCAAATGATGGTTTAGATAGAAAGCTATCTATAACTGTTCAGTTAAGTGACCCAAGCGAATACGAGGGTGGAGACTTTCAATTTACAGAAGTTCCAAACCCAGAAATGGAAGATGCAAAGCAAAAAGGTACTGTTTTGATTTTTCCAAGCTATTTAATACATCAAGTTTCGCCAGTGACTAAAGGCGTTAGAAAATCACTTGTGGCATGGTTCAAGGGACCAAAGTGGCAATAAAAAGGGTGTAAATTATGACAGCTTTCGCTCCGTTAGGCTCAACCGCGATAGGCCAAGCATCAACAAATGCAAATTATGCAATGGGCGCAGGAAGCGGAACTTTTGCACTGTCAATGCGTGGCGCGGCATTACTTATCGGTGATACTTTTCCTCATGGTTTATTCGAACTTGATGGCCAAGCGGTTACTTTAAGCGCACAAAGGCCGTTATCTGTTAATAATGGTGCTTTTACTTATACTGGGCAAACCGTTGAGTTAGACTATGGTTTTGGAATAATAGCCAATAACGGAACATTTACATACTCTGGACAGACTATTATTTTTGACGTTGGTTTTGGAATTGGGGCAAATACTGGGTCTTTTTCTTTAACTGGACAAAGTATAAATTTTACAAAACAAATGAACATTTCAGCAGAAACTGGAGCGTTTACTTATACTGGTCAAGAAGCCTTTAAAGGTGTTGGCGAAGCTTTTGCTGTTGGAACATTTACTTACACAGGGCAAGCAGTGGATATGACGGTTCAAAGGCTGTTTCAACCATTGTCAGGTGAATTTACTTATTCTTTTGCGGCAGACATTAAAACAAGAGGTTGGTTTAGCCCAACCGTACCGCCTACAATATGGACTGATGCGGCCTGACGTGATAGGTTGTTATAAATAGGAGATAAAAATGGCTATTACACTTACTAAACCGACGGTAGGAGGTTCAGAGGGAACTTGGGGAAATACCATCAATACAGCCCTTGATGACGTACAAAACGCTTTAAATGGAACCGCAGGAACTGTTGCGCCAAATTTAACTAAAGTAACAATTAACGGAACTGACGTAACGGCAACGGCGGCAGAATTAAATGCCCTTGATGGCGTAACAGCAACAGCCGCAGAATTAAATATTTTAGACGGTGTGACCGCCACAGCTTCAGAATTAAATGCTTTAGATGGTATTACTTCTACAGCCGCAGAATTAAATTTATTAGATGGCTCAGTTTCTAACACAGTCGTTAACAGCAAAGCGGTAGTTTACGGCTCATCTGGTCAAGTACAAGCAACAACTGTTGATTTAGGCGATTGGACAATAACCCAGTCTGGAAGCAGTTTAAAGTTTGCTTACCAAGGAACAAATCGTTTTTCACTATCATCAAGTGGTGCATTAACAGTAGAAAACAATATAACAGCCTTTGGAAGTGCGTAAATGCCATTACCTAGTAGCGGTCAAATAAGCTTAAACCAAATTCATGTTGAAGCTGGTGGTTCAAGTAGTTCACAAGCATCTTTAAATGATGCTGACATTCGTTCAATGATTGGAAAATCGTCTGGAGCAACAAACTCTTTTAGTGATTATCATGGAATTACAAACTCTGCACCTACAGCTACCTATATTGGGAGAACCCTAACAACTGGGAATGGGTTTCCAAATGGGTATGCTAATTTGAGTTCTGGTAATAAAGTTGTTGTTGTTGCTTTGGCGTTAGCAGGACCCTCAAATACATATGTAAATTTAGGCTCAACGGCTATGACGCAAGCTTGTAAAATAGATACTCCCAGTTCAAACCCAAGCATTTGGCAAGGTGGCCCAACTTCCGCAATCTATTGGGTTGAAACAACTACAAGCGGTAGTGTTTATATATCTGGCAACGGTGGCAGTGGTAGGTCAGTCTTACACGTTTGGGAGATTACTGGGTATAATAGTGCCACACCATTTTCAACGGCTACAGCGCAAAATACTGACGCTTCAAGTTTTTCTAAAATCATTTCTGTGTCAACAAAATTTAATGGTTGCACAATAGGTACTGGCGTTACTGAAGATACATTTCCCCTTAATTCGGTTACTGTAAGTAACTCTGACAGTTTGCAACAAATAGACTTAGAGAGTGCTACCAATCATTATAGTTGGAGAGATGAAGGAACAGCCGAAGGAACTACAAATTATGATTGTGACCAAAATAGTCCTAATAGCAATCTTAACCCAAACAGCACAATTCAACAACTAGCCGCCGCGCACTGGAAATAATATGCCTTTAGTACCACTTGATTTAAAAGCAGGGTTTTACAGAAACGGCACTGATTTAGATGCCGCTAATAGATGGCGTGACGGCAGTCTTGTTCGATGGCGCGATGGCTCTTTGCGGCCTATAGGTGGATGGCAAAATTTTAAAAAAGGGTTTTGTACAAATCCAATCAGAGGCGCACACGCTTGGGAAAGTTTAAATGGTACAGCCTATTTTGCGGCAGGCAGTCATAACGAATTAACTGCAATGACAGGTTCGGGAACAACCTACGATATTACCCCAACTTCTATGTCTACTGGCAGGGAAGATGCAGGGTTAAATTTAGGCTTTGGCGGTGGGTTTTACGGTACTGGTTATTTTGGTACGCAAAGACCACCAACAGGTACATACTCAGAGGCAACAAGTTGGTCATTAGATAACTTTGGTCAGTTTTTAGTTGGTGTTCATTATGACACTGGGACACTTGTAGAATGGCAACTTGGTTCTTCAACAGTAGCCGCACCAGTTACCAATGCACCGCTTAATAATTTGGGTTTAGTTGTTACAGAAGAACGCTTTATATTTTTATTAGGCGCAGGCGGTGACCCTAGAAAAGTTCAGTGGTGCGATAAAGAAGCTAACACTGTTTGGACTGCGGCGGCAACAAATGAAGCGGGTGACTTTACTTTGCAGACAAGTGGTCAAATTATGCAGGGTTTAAACACTAGAGGCCAAACTCTTATTATAACAGACAGCGATGCGTTTTCTGCAAAATATCTCGGACCCCCTTATGTCTATGGCTTCGATAGGGTTGGAACTTCTTGCGGTGCTGTTTCGCGTATGTCTGCAGTAGATACTGACCAAGGTGCTTTTTGGATGGGGCAAAAAGGGTTTTTTGGTTTTGACGGAAACTCAGTAAAAGAAATACCTTGCGAAGTTCATGACTATGTTTTTGATGATATTAACGTAAACCAACAGTCTAAAATTTGGGGTTGGAGTAATACTGAATTTAGCGAGGTTTGGTGGTTTTACCCATCTTCTGGAAGTTTAGAAATAGACAGATATGTTGCATTAGACTTGTCGGAAAATCACTGGCTTATAGGAAATCTTTCAAGAACTGGTGGAGTTTCTAGGGGTGTATTTAGAACCCCTGTGTTAAGTGGTGAATATAGTCAAAACATAACTTATAATGTAACGGTTGTAGGTGGAAACCCCTCAAATCATCCTCAACATAACGTTGGTTCTACTAATAAATACGCTATAGATGGCTCTACAGCTACAGCAGACGTTGCTCTGACTTTTGTTAAAGGTAATACATATCGGTTTGACCAAAGCGATTATAGCAATCTTGGTCATCCTTTTAATTTTTCTACAACTGCAAACGGTACGCACGGCGGCGGCTCTGCCTATACCACAAATGTAGTTTCAACTGGTTCTCCTGGTTATGCTGGTTCGTATGTAGAAATAACAGTTACGGATAGCACACCGTCAACGCTGTATTATTATTGTTCACATCATAATGGCATGGGATGGAATATTTCCGTTATAGAACCAGTTCAAGTGTTTAATCATGAACAAGGTCTAAATTATGATAATGGCGCAATTTTTTGCGAAACTGGACCAATTTCTATAGGTAACGGTGATGCTGTTGCAAAAGTTATTGAAGTAATTCCTGATGAAAAAACGCAAGGTGACGTGGATTTAAAATTTAAAACAAGGTTTTATCCTAACGATACAGAAACAACTCATGGACCTTTTAACCCAAGCAACCCTACTGCATTGCGTTTTACTGGTAGGCAAATGCGGATGCGAGTAGAAGGCGACCAAGCAACAAATTGGCGTGTAGGAACAATGAGATTGGAAACTAAAGCGGGAGGTAGACGCTAATGCCAGTTACACCGCCAGTTATAGGAACAGACATACGCCAATGGGGTAGAGAGCTAAATTTATTTTTAAGTAGAAATTTAGGTAAATTATTTTTCAAGCAAACTGATGATGTTCCAGCCGATAATGGAATTTTTTTATGGGATGAACAAAGAAATTATCCTGTTGTTTCAGCGCAAAATGAATTTAAACAAGTTGCCATGAAGCAAACCACACCTAGCTCAAGTGTTGGTGCGGCTGGTGACGGTGCTGGCATGATAGCTTGGGACAATAATTATATTTATATTTGTACGGCTTCACACGATGGCAGTACAGCTATTTGGAAACGTGTTTCGCTTAGTTCTTACTAGGGGTGTAATTAAATTAAAAATGTGGTATAGCATTAATAAATCGGAGAAAAGTGATGGGTGTTTTTGATTTTTTATTAGGAAAACCTGAAAGTGTGCAGAGCGACCCTCGGACTAAAGCGGCAAGAGATTTTATTCTTGACGAGCTAATGAGGGTCTACTCTCAAGGTCCAATAAACTTACCACGGTATATTGCAGAAGTACCAGAGCAAAGGTATAGCGGAACTAACAATTTGTTATCTGCACTAGGTTTAGATACTGTATCGCCCCCCCAAATGGATACAGTAAATATCGGCGGTATAAACGCTTATTCTAGTGAGCCATTTCAAGAACAAATAGAAGCTGACTTTGCTGAAAAATACCCATCACTTTATGACCAATTAATAAATAGAACAAACCCTGCAATGACTGCTTCTTTGCAACCAGTACCAAGAGGTGGTGGCGGCGGTGGCAGTAACAGCGGTGGGGTTGGCGCACAAAGAGAAAAGTTTTTTGCTGACCATATGGAACGACAAAAAAGAAATTTTGCTGACGGCGTAACACCAAACCCAGATTTTGGTTTTGGGGTAGATGACAGAGGTGGTGTCGTTGCTATTGGTTACGAAGGTGGTCAAGTAGACCCTGCTTTGGCAAATGCCGCAGGATTTACAAGACGTACAGATACAAACCCTTTTGATATGAGTTTTGGCGACCATATGAGCCAAATAGGAAGTGATGTTGGCACGATAGCAAGTAAGGTAGCAAACGATATAAAGAAAACTTCGTTGATTGGTAGAATATTTGGAGGCGGCAAATGATAGGTGATAATATATTTCAACAGTCGCAAGACGCACAACAAACGGCGGCTAATACTTATAACCAAATGGCTACACAGGGTTTAGACCCTAATGCCTACCAGCAGTTTATGAACCCTTTTATTGATGATGTTATAAATAGAACTCAACAAGATATTGAACGCCAAAGAAAAATGGCTATTAATCAAAACTCTGCAAACGCTATGGGTCAAAATGCTTACGGCGGCTCTAGGTCAGCATTAGTTGATAGCTTAACCAACGCAGAGTTTGATAGAAACAGTCAAAATATGGCGGCGCAACAAAGATTAGCGGGTTTTAATGCGGCGCAAAATTTAGCGAATAGAGATATTGGGATACAACAACAAGGCGCGGCAGGGCTTACTGGTTTAGGCCAACAAATGTTTGGTCAAGGTCAGGTTGGGTTACAGCAACAGCAACAGGCGGCAGAATTAGCGCAACGCCAACAACAAATGATGCTCGATGCGGCGAGAAATCAAACATTAGCTAATTTAGGATTTCCACGCGAAAATTTAAGTTATTACACTAGTATTTTTGGCGGCTTGCCACAATTTGCGCAAACAACACCCGAAAGAATGGGTTTATTTGACGTATTAGGTGCAATCGGAAGTATACCTACTTTTGGCTTCGACCCATTTTCTGCAGTGAGTTTTTGATAAATGGTAACATGGCCAGAAGTACAACAAGGCATATTTAGTGGTGAAAGTAGGGGAGATTATAACGCTTTATTTGGCTACCAAAACCAAGAAAATGGACTTTTTAGTGATGTAAAAATAACGGAGATGACCATAGACGAAGCACTAGCCTTCGCAGACCCAAAGGGTGATTATGCTCAATATGTTGCTCTGCAAAATAAAGGCGAAGTTGCTACACCGATGGGCGCATATCAAATAGTAGGGAAAACATTACGAGATGCAAAAAACGCATTAAAATTAGACGGCGGTTTGAAATTAACAAAAAATGTACAAGACAAAATTGGTAAATGGCTTTTTGAGACGCAAGGTACGGACGCATGGGTTGGGTATAAAGGACCTAGAGTAAAAGGAAAAAACACGATGGTATTACCTAATAATAATTCTATGAATGTATATTCTATGTTTAGAGACCAGTTGCAACCTCAAGCACCTTCAGGAATAATGGGCTATTTGCAAAATCCAGAAGTTCGAAGGGCTTTTGGTAATATTAGCAGAACAAGTATGGGCAAAAGAATAGCAGGGCTAGCAGATAAAGAAATTGCTGAAGGGAAAACAAAAGCAACTAGAAATACGACTATAAGATATTTAATGTCGCAAAAAGATGGTAGACCTTACGCAGAAGCTATTTTGGCAGGCGCAGACGCTAGGCAAACATTAAAAGATTATATGACCGCAACAGGAAAGACAGGCGGTGCGGCTAACGTAAGAAACCAAATTGAATTACCTAATTTTGCAGGTTCTATAGTTACTCTTATGGATGGAACTACTTATATTGAAACACCTTTCGGTGAAAAAATAACGGACAAGGCAGAAGCTGAAAAATACATAGAAGCCGCTAAAACAGGCCAAATTGAATATGACAGAAAGAGAAATGTAGGTAAAGCAGAAGGTACGGCTGAAGGTAAACTTACTTTTGCCCAACGACTAAAAGAAGCTGAAACCTTCGGGGCTAAAAAGATAGAATGGATAGATGAAGCTAGAAATAAAGAAACAAATATTAATTCTACAATAAACCTTTATAAGCAAGCATTAGAATTATTAGACCAAGGCGCAAGCACTGGTAGAGTTGCTAAACTTTTACCAACAACAAGCGCACAAACAGCACTTCTTGAAACAGTCAAGGGTCAACTTGGTTTAGATGTAATAGGTAGTGTTACGTTTGGTGCGCTGTCAGAAAGCGAATTGAACCTCGCAATGGATTTAGGTTTACCAAGCGATAAATTATCACCAGACGAATTAAGAACATGGTTAACAGATAGAATAAATGCTAAATCAAAAGCGGCAAAGGCACTTCAAGACACCGCGGCATATCTATCTTTACCAAATACAACCGTAAATTCTTATTATACGGATTATTTAAATATAACCCCACCAAAATCTGCCGCAGTGGGAAATACAAATCCAATTAATTTAGACCCCGATAACCCATTGAATTTAAACTTTGATGAGTAGGTAAAAAATGGCCGCAATAAGTTTTCAAGATTTTAGAATACAAAACCCTGCTTATGATAATGTACCAGATGGTAAATTAATTTATGGGTTATATAATAAACCGCAATTTGAAAACGTACCCTTAATGAAGTTTGCTAATGCTATCGGCCTTACAAGCGAACAAAAAATGGAATTTTTAAAATACGCAGGCAGTAAAGGAAAAAATATAAGTTTCGATAGCGAAGGCGAGCCATCTTATGGAGGTCTTGCACAAGGTACGGCTAGGTCGGCTTTTCAAGGTTTAACCTTTGGTGGTGGTGACGAAATTGTAGGCGGTGGCGTTGCGGCAGTTAAAAAATTTAAAGGCGATGAAAGACCATTTTCAGATATTTATAGGGAAGAACAGGCGCGAGAAAAGCAAAGGGTTGAAGATTTTAGGGCTGATTACCCAAAAACTGCACTTGTATCTGAGATTGGTGGCAGTTTAGTTTTACCGTTTGGTGCAACAAAAACTGTTGGCGGTATGTTAGCAACATCTGGGGCAATGGGTGGCGCGGCCGCCTTTCTTAATAGCGATGGTTCTTTTAATGAAAGAATATTACAAGCACCATTCGGTGTTTTAATGGGTATGGCCTTAGGCGGTGCTTTCTCTGTTGCAGGGAAAACAATAAACGAGCAAGTTAAATCTATTTTAACTAAACGAGCGGCTAAAGCGGCGGCGCAGGGTGCAGAAGCATTAGAAACCTTAAAACAGCAAGCTTCCCAAGCATATTCCGATGCCTTTCAACAAGGTGTTTCAATAAAGCCCGAAGCATTCCAAGCTATGTTAGATGACGTTATTTCTAAAGTATCTGGAGGCAGACCAGTAAGTAAAATTTTAACGCCTAAAGGTGCCGGAACTATAAAAGAAATGAATACAGAATTAAAAAGGGTAATAAAAGACAATACTGGTTTTTCTTTAGATGATATTGATTATTTGAGACAACTCACGGAATCAGGGGCAAAAGATTTTGCCAACCCAAATGAGCAAAGAATTGCTATGATTATTAAAAATAATTTAGATGATTTCGTTAATAAGTTATCTAAGGGCGATATTTACGGCGGTGACGTTGCAAAAGCAACGAAAGCACTTACTGAGGCTAGAGAAACTTGGTCACGCATGCGCAAAACTGAAGTAATAGAAAATCTTTTGCGGGACGCTCGAACTTATGCGGGAGGTCTCGAAAGTGGTCTTAGAAATCAAATAAGCAAAATTCTTCGTAACAAAAAACAGCGCAGACAATTTAATAAAGATGAATTAAAGTTATTAACGCAAATTCGTGAAGGTAGCCCTATTGGAAATTTAATAGGTAATTTGTCTATGGGTGGTTTATCTTTAACAGGTGGCAGAAGTAATTTAAATCAAATGGGAATATCAGGTGCGGCGGCTTTGGCATTAGGTGCCGCAGTTGCGGATAACCCTGCTTTGGGTGCATTTTACGGTGCTGTTATTGAAGGGACAGTTGCTACTGGGATTAGATATGTTAGAGAATTGAGAATGGAAGCTAAAGTGCAATTATTTAAAGATATAATTGCTAATGGTTTAGCCGAAGAGGTATTTAAGAAAAACCCAACAGCATTTAGAATACTTGAAAGAGCGGCAGGCGGCGCGCAAGCGGCGACAAGAGGCACAATCGCGGCAGGGGACGAACCTGTTGCAACAGAAATACAAAGTCAGACAGGTGTGTTATTGAGATGAAAATAGAACCAATGGACGACCAAACGGTAAATGGTATAATACAAAAAGCCGTCGAAGATGCAGTTGATTTCATAGAGGCAGAGATAACAGAGCCTAGGCTTAAATCACAACGCTATTACGATGGCGAGGTAGATATAGGTTTTGAAGAGGGTCGGTCGAGAGTTGTGGCTACTAAGTGTCGAGAAATAGTTAAAAACTTAAAACCATCTATTCAGCGTGTTTTTTTAAGCACTGAAAATGTAGTTGAATTTGTTCCTCGTATGCCCGAGGACGTACAAGTTTGCGAACAAATGACTAAATTCGCTAATTATAAATTTATGCAAAATAATGGCTATAGATTACTTAACGATGTTTTTCAGGATGCGATGGTAAAAAAATGCGGTATTGCAAAAGTTATGTATGAGGACATTCCTAAGACCGAAGTCCATGAAGCGCATAATTTAACTGACGATGAATTTACTTATTTAACTGAACCTGACAACGTCACTATTTTAGAACATACAAAAAATATGACAGCCGCCATGGACGAAGAAGGCATAGAGCTTGAAACATCTATGCATGACGTTAAGTTGAGTGTGGAAACTAAAAGGGGCGATATAACAATAACTTCTATACCCCCCGAAGAATTTTTTGTTGATAGAAACGCTCGAAGCATAGACGATTTTTTTGTAATCGGCCATAGAACAGATATGACTATTGCCGATTTGCTTGAAATGGGTTTCGACCACGAAGAAGTTCATACCTTGCAAGGTAATATGTCAACGTTTGAAGCAGAAAGCGAATTTGAACGAAGAAACTATGCTGTTGACGAAGATGATGACGAAAGTGCAGACCCGACAAGTAGAAAGGTTGTTGTAACCGAAGCCTATATGAAAATTGATAAAGAAGGCACAGGGAAGCCTTTAATGTATCGTTTTATTCTAGGCGGCTCTGGTTATAAAGTATTATCTTGTGAGTTAGCAGACGAGGTACCTTTTGCGGTATTCGAAGTTGACCCCGAGCCTCACGCTTTTTTTGGTAGTAGCCTAGTTGATTTAGTAATGGACGACCAAGATGCGGCTACATCTATGCTTCGCGGAGTTTTAGATAATGTTGCATTAACAAATAACCCAGGTTTAGAAGTTGTTGACGGTCAAGTTTCAATAGATGATTTATTGAATAATGAAATAGGTCGTATTGTAAGAGTAAAGCAACCAAATACGATACGTGAGCAAGTTGTACCATTTACTGCAGGCTCAACACTCCCTGCGCTACAGTATTTTGACACATTAGTAGAAAATAAAACAGGCGTAAGTAGGGCGTCCCAAGGTTTAAATGCTGATGTTTTACAATCTGCTAGTGCAACAGCAATAGCGGCAACAATGCAGGGTGCGGCAGGCCAAGCAGAAGTAATAGCGAGAAATTTAGCAGAAGGCGGTATGCGTAGGTTGTTTAAACTAATAGCGCACTGCATAATTAATAATTCTGATAAAGAAGAAATAATCAGGTTAAATAATGAATTTGTGCAAGTAGACCCACGCAGTTGGAATGCTGATGCTGATATGATTGTTAATGTTGGTATAGGAACAGGGCGAGAGGGCGAAAAGGCCGCTGTTCTTAGAGAAACACTACAAATGCAGATGTCAGTTTGGCAACAATACGGACCACAAAACGGTTTAGTTACAATGACAAATATAAGAAATACTTTAGCAGATTTATTAGGTTCTGTAGGGTTAAAAAATACAGACCGTTATTATTTACCAGTTACATTTGAAAAAGAACAAGAGTTAATAGCGGCAAAACAACAACAAGCTCTACAGCAAGCACAAATGGCGCAACAAGGCCAACCAGACCCTAACCAAGCATTTATGGCAACGGAACAAATGAAAGCGCAAACAAAAGCGCAAGTAGATATGGCTAAATTACAACTAGAGGCACAAAAAGCGGCTAGCGATAATCGTTTCAGAATGCACGAACTTGGTATGAAAGATGATTTGGCTCGCGATGAGATGGTTCAAGATTTAGCCCTGAAAGTTGCTGAAATATTAGGAAAATATGAAACTGCTGTTGACACAACGGCTATAAAGTCTGAACAAGATAAGGTAAGGCCACATAATAAAGAAATGATGGATGGATTACAAGAAACGAGCTATTAGAGCCAGAAATTTATTAAATAGCGATGAATTTCAAGGCATGATGAAAGATTTGCGAGAAAACCAACTTAGGTTGATTGCGAATACGAGTGCGCCAGAGGTGGAAAAACGTGAGGATGCTCACGCCATCTATCGGGCGTTAAATGAAATTGAGTTTTTATTAAGAGCTGATGTAGACGCTGAAAAACTCATTGAACGAAAGGAACGGCACGCCAATGAGCACTGAACCTAACACAGGCAGTATAAATGATATTGCAAATTTAATATCAGAACCGCCAGAAAAATTAGAAGATAATCTAAACGAAGTTGCTGAAGCTGTTATGGAGGAACCTCAGGACACTGAGACTGAAGAAACGGTAGAGGTAGCCGAGAGTGAAGATGTCGCTGACCACGAAAGCGATGAGCAAAATGAAATCGTGGATGAGGATGAGCTAAATGACGACGAAGCCGTTCCCTTTGAACTTTCTGACGATATGGAGCTAGAGTATAAAAGCGATGGCGAAATTAAGAAGGCAACCATTGGGGAGCTAAAGCGAAGCCGCGCAGGACAAGATTACATCCAAAAGGGTATGGAAGAAAACGCTAAAGTTAAAAAAGAACTAGAGCAAATTACCCAAGCACTGCAACAAGATCGTGAAAAGGTTAATAACTTTTTACAAGCTATCGAAACTGGCAATGTACCACAAAAGCCAATAATGCCAGATAAGGAACTGCAAGTCAGTGACCCTTTAGGGTATTTAGAGCAAATGGAACAATATCGCCAAGATTTGCATGAATTTGACAAGTTTAAAGCGGAAGCTGAAGAGCAAGTTAAATTAAATCAAAAATTGGCGTTTGAAGAAAGCCAAAGATATGCTTCAGAGCAAGCTGAAATATTAAAGAAGGAAATGCCAGAGTTGAATGACCCTGAAAAAAGTAAAAAACTTTTGCAAGACATTCAAACAATAGCTGTTGATTATTATCAAGTTCCTCCCGAAATATTAGGTAATCTGAAACATACTTGGGAATTCAAAATTGTTCGTGATGCTGTAGCCTACCGCAAATTGCAAACTTCTAAAACTAAGGTTGTAGAAAAAACTAAAGGCGCAAGGCCGATGGTTAAAGCAGGTGCGAAAAAGACAGCGAGTAGCACAAAGGTTATGAAACAAAAAGAAGCACGTTCACGTATGCAAAAATCAGGGTCACTCGATGATGTGACTAATTATCTCTTGTCATAGTGAAAGGACAATATTATGGCTGTAACGGCTAACACAAATGAAACTTACGATGTTACTACTATTCGTGAGGATTTATCGGAGGCAATGGCCTCTATAACTCCAACTGAGACATTACTAATGTCTTCGATTGGGACACGCAACGTTGACAACACATTCTTTGAGTGGAGTGAAGTCGATCTTGCCGCAACTGGAGCGAACCGCCAAATCGAAGGTGACGTTGGTCTATCCAATAC